ACTCTCGCCACTCCGCTAGGGTGGTTATCTACTGCCTTGATAACTCCGACTACGCCTGACTTAGCAGTTGTAATCGTTTGTCCGATTTCTAGTGTTGCCATTTTGTTTCCTTTCGTTTAGGTGATTATTATAGCGGATACTACTGACATTTAGTATCGCTAATCTCATTATTTGAGAAAGTTATAGTGTGATACTAATCACACTCAGGAAGCCACGCCTCTAAGTGGTGTTGCTCAATGATAGCCCAAGCGGGTGCAGTAGTCTTGCCCTTATAGAATACGCCTTCAGGCATTTCTATCTCTAGGTCAAACTCCTCCCAATAGAAAGCGTCAATAGCATCTATGCAAGGTTGCACCATAGATACGGGAACGGGTGGATAGTGATTACTAGTCAAGTGGATTTTGATCTGTGTTTCCAAGTCCAAGTCTAATAAGTCGTTATTAGCCAAGTCATAAGCGAGATTACTCCCCATTATTATCCTCCTCTAGGATAGTTTCTGATAGGTTGTCCATTTCATCTATTGTAGCAATAAGGTCTGACATTTCTTGCTCGGTCAATAGGATTTTAGTTACAAGGTCTGCGACTTTGCTTGATAGGGCGGCTGAATACATAAATAAGTATTTAGCATAGACTTCATCGGGAAGTTCGTTTCTGCGAGTGTGTAGTTCTCCCGCCATCCCCATTATGTCCTCGTCAAAAATAGAGTTTTTAGTTGCGTCTAAGATTTCAATAGCAGTTGATAACATTAGTTAGCAACCTTTAGAATTGCGTATGAACCGCCTGCGTTGATTTCGTCAATAGTCGGTTGGATTTTAGGAACGATAAGTTCTTTTAGCATTTGCTCTAGCATAGCAATTTGTGAATAACTATCTAGTTGTAGGAAGCGTTGCGCTACTGGATGTGTTTCGTCAAACTCAGTTACGAAGTTTAGAGAGTGTTCTACTTTTATCATTTGTTGCCTTTCGTTGTTGGTATGTCGCAATTATAGCGTAAGCCACCGACAAGTAGTAGCACCGCCTCGGCGTGTCGCAGCTTTTGTGAGGTTTCTCACATTTTCAGGGTTATCCACAACTAAGCCGTAAGCCTGTGGAAAACCCCGCAGTTCTGCGGGCCTAAGCCTGGAGCTATTCGCTCCAGGTCTCAGGATCCACTTCTGCTAAATATTCTTTAGCAGCTTTTCTTTCTTCATCGTTACCAACCACGGAATTTATTAATGCATTAAAGTACTTTAGGTCCGCCATTTTTTTCTCCTTATTTTTTAGTTGCGCTAAATCTAATATCCGCTTTACCATAAACACACAATCCACATGACACGCATGCAGAACCGTTAGTTGAAATTAGCGGAATGCTTTTATTATTTTCAGGACACTTAGCACCAGGCTTGCCCGTTAATTCTTTCATGACACTTTCAGTCATTGCGAATGTCTTTCCTAGGTATGCAAGACGAATGCCGTTATCACGTTTTAATTCGTGGCCAGTTTCTTTATTCTCATCATCCGTCGAATAGTAAAGAGATAGATTAGAGATATCCTTAAGAATAAGCGCTGCAGACTTTACACGTGTGTAAACCCAAAACTGAACGTCGGTGTTATTATCGATAACGGTCTTCCACGCATATGCGTAGGTATCGTTAAAGAAATCTCCGTCCCAGTGGATACGGAATAGCATTTTAGCATTGCGCTTGACACAATCTTTTTTAAAGTCTGCAATCATCTCTTCAATTAGGTTAACCATAGTAGGTTGGTCCGCATTGCGTAGCAATTCCCAGTTGTGTAATAGAACGGCTCTTACGCCCTTGTAGACTTTTTCGAGTTTTCCTGCGTAGCAGACGCTCTCACAAATACTAGTGGCACCAGGGCACGAGAAAGCCTTTCCAGCAGGCAATCCAAAAGTGTTGGCAATTGTTGGGGTTTTTCCATTAGGGGAGACGGCATTAGCAACCTTTCGATCATTTGAACGTTTTAATTTCATGGGGGTAATTGTAGCAGTAGGGTCCGACATTTTAGTAATCCTCATCCATACCAAAGCCAGCGGAAGCAAGGGCATCAGAATCGGCCCAGCCAGTTAGTTCATAGAATTCCATTTCCTCAGAATCATAGCATTCAGCGCAGATATAGTCATCACCATAGATTTCATATTCTTCAATAGAATCGAAAGTTTCAGTAGCGCCACAAATTTCGTGGTTTAGGCAAGCGACGGTAAATAGTTCCATTATGGACCTCTTTCTTTAGTAGATACGGGAATTATAGCAGGTTAGACTGACATTTTCTACGCCACGCCCAAAAATCTAGGGTGTTTTAGATCACACCCGTAACGACACGCCCGACTCCGCAGCTATGTGCGGGCTTTCGATCAATTGTCAAGTTTATTTTTATGTTTTATTTTGCGTGTGTATTTTTTTTTATTGCGAACAGGTTGCGCCGCATTACTGCGACGCAATTCCTGAATTCGCCTTACTTTATTTTGAACTGAAGTTAGGAACATTGTATCCACTCGCTTCGTGAAATCGCTTTACATCAAATCTCGGATTATCTTTCGCAAACATTTCTGCGAAATCATTTACCATTTTAGAAAATAAAGCGGGGTGAGTTTTATTGCTCGCATACTTTAGAATTTCTGCGGTAGCAATATAATCTTTTCTAGTCATCATTTTACAACGACCTCTCCTGAGCGATAAAATAATTTCGTGTAGCATTTTCCGCTAGGGGTATAAAGATTTACAGTTGAGTATTCGTTAGCAAATCCCCAATCGGTGAATTTGAAAAAGTTTTCCCACGCACCAAATTCGTTTTCGTATTCGGCAGACCAATGAGGAGCGTTGCTATCATAAGCGCAAGTTAGTTTATACATTTAGGTTTTCCCTTTCGTTAGTTGAGCATAAGCATTTATTTATAGTTATTGTATCACCTACCACCGACAAGGTGGCAAGTGTTGAGCAATTGTCGCAGATAAAGATTTCCATTTATTTATTCTCCTGAAAAAATCCAAGAGGATTACATTGACAAGCCTCTACATCAAACATTTCTTCGTTGCCGTAGTATAGCCAGCCTTTGCCGTAGCAGGTATCACACTCTAAAATCTGAGTGTATAATTCTTTCATTCTTCCCATTTTAGTTTTCCTTTCGTGTTGTTCATTGGTTAGATTATAGCACCCACCACCGACATTTAGTCGGCTTCGGGGCTATGGAATAGGGCTCCCTCATTGAGTAAGCCTAATTCAATGTTGAACATTTCATCGGGGGTGGCTTCGGATAAATCTACCCAGCCAGCGCCGTTTTCATTCATTCTAAAAATTTCAATGTATCCCATTATTATTCACCTACCTTTACTGCGATTGTTGCGAACTTATTTCGCAGACCGCCAGCGTTTATCTCAATTAGATACGCTTCGGTATTTTCGCCATACCAAATTTCGGGGCGAGGTTCTGCTGAAATAATCTCACCTGAAAAGTGGCGATTAGTTGAGCGATAGTTTTTTCCTACAAGTAGGCTTTCGATTGTGTATAGTTTGGTAGCCATTGGCAGACCTTCTTTCGTTTGTTGTTATGGTGATATTTTACCAAAGACCACCGACATTTTTCTACTTACTAGCCAGTAATTCCAAATAATGAGACGCTCAAGTCGTGTGATACTAATCACATCGAAATGTCCGTTTTGTCTGTCAAATCGACACGCCGTAAATTTCACGGGATTTTATAACAATGTCGTAACGACACGCCCGACCCCGTGCCTTTGCGGGCCTGTCAAGCCGACACGCCGTTGTGTCGGTATGATTTACATCACAATTTCAGTAATCTGAAATTCTGACGGCAACCGTAGCCCACTCATCTCTGAGTGATCCCGTTGGGCGATAACGAATAGCAAAAGCCTCGTAGCCCTCTGGCGGATAAACATCTTCACGTTTTTCAGCAAAGTTTATAATTCCACCATTGAAACGGCGGCGTAGCGAACTAGGCTTGTAGTATTGGTCTACAAGTAAATCAACGATTGAATAACCTCTCATTATTCACTCTCCTTTTTGATAGTAGCGGATAGGATTTCAAGCGCCTCTTTTTTAGACGCTTCACGTTGTTCAATAACGTGTTTTTTGAATTCTTCTAAATTCATTATTTAGCACACTCGCAATCTTTATGAGTAGGGATAGAAAATAAATACTTTAGCAAAGCCTTACGCTCTGAGAAAGAGATTTCGGGGTGAAAGTTTTTCACACCGCCGTGTTGATAATCAAACACGATTTTATTGAAAGTTTTTTCGGATAACATTACATCACCCAACTTTCTTGAGTGTATGATAACCACTCACCAAGAGTCATCAAACCCTTGTATTCATTACATTTTCCGCAAAAGATTTCATTTGCGTAGTCTGAGCAAAAAACGCAGACGATTAGATTTGCCTCATCGGCACTTACATTTGAGAGAGTTATCTCTCTGATTAGTGTAGTCATTTTAGACCACCTTTCTTTTTTTATCTTGATACCTAGTATCCTACCACCTACCACTGACATTTTGACCCGTTTTTCGGGCGTGTCGGAAAACTATTTTTGTGATTTAGGTCATGTGGATAACTTACGCTCAAATTTCGGGGGATTTCCACACCTGTGCATAAAGCTGTGGATAACGCCCGCAAAAGACTGCGGGCCGATCTGACTTTGTCAAATCGACACGCCGAAGATTAGCGCAAATCTTTTGTGAGTTCTCTCACATCTTCTTTTAGCATTGGCCACGCCATACGCCACAAGGACACTACGGAAACTAGTAGGGCTAATTGGACGGCGGTAGTTAGTAAGCGATTAGTAGTCATTACTTATTCTTCTTTCTCTTATAAATCTTATAAGCAATTAGTAGGGCGGTAGTAATAGCGATAGTGTGCCAAGGTAGGTAGATAGCCCCTAAGAAACTATCTAACTCTAATCCGTATTCGTTAGATATAACTAACTCAAATCCGCTAGGTATCATTAGATAACACCTAACATCTTTCCGATTTCATCTAGTTGCTCATCGCTTAGATGGTCAATCTCAATAGCCTTAGAGAAACCGAAGAAATCTTCTTCATCTTCTTGTTCTAATTCATCTACATCATCTAAGTGAGCATAAGCGTCTTTTATATCCTCTTGGATAGTATCCCATTTAGTCATCATTACTTTACCTCTACTCCTCTTACATTGTAGGTAAATCCTTTACCTAGTTTATTTAGTTCGGTCATTACATTTAGTAATTCATCTGCGCTATTAGCCTTGTTATCTACTGATAGTAGTTGGCTACCTTGCCATAGTGAGTATGTTATTGTCATTTTATTTTCTATTCTTTCTGTTAGTAGTTAGTTAGTTAGTGGGTCTTATTCGCTAGGCTCACCTTTCGGATTATTTGCTAGGCTCATACCCTTATTTAGTTATGGTGTAACCTTATCATAGGCTACTGACATTTAGTCGGATTTAGCCGATAGTGTCGGTGTGATTATGCTCACACTTAGACTCTATCTCGTGTCCGAATTCTTCTACGAGTTCCTCGTAGATTTCGTCCATATAGTCTAGGTAATCGTTCATTACTTTACCTCCTTAGTAGGTAGACACATTACGCAGGTTTCCCAAGCGGTAACTCTTTCGCAAGATGAGCATTTTACATAGCCCATATACTGAGCCATTACTGGTGAAACTTCTTGTTCGAATATTCTATTTGTCATTTTCTGACCTTTCTTGTTAGTAACCTTTACTAACTTTCTTTATACTATAATCATATAACGGGGCACTGACAAATATCAAGTCGCAACACGGGCAATTCGGACATTTTGAAAAAAAAGTGTGTGATTAGCGCCACAATTAGCATAGATATGGGCGCACTATATAGACAAAACGGACATTTTAAAACCTGCGATCATACAAATAAAATCTCTATTAACATTTTTATAAATCTGAAATACTAGTCGACTAGAAATATTTTTATATAGCTATTGACCTAGCAAAATTTCCCATGTTATACTTAAGGCTGGTTTTCGGGGGGTTTACACTGAAACTCAAATGTACCAAGTAACACTTGGGAGTTTGGTGAAGCTTTCCTCTTTCTCACATAAAATTTATTTTATGGGGGGAGGGGGGGGTTTTGCTAAAATCTAAATCCCCAAGTATCAATTAGAACAATATATTATATATAAGCAGAAGTATATCAAAAACTGAATAGGAAAACAATGAATAAACTCAAGGCTATTTTAGCTATCTTCGTAATACTCTTTGGATCACTTGCTGCAATTCAAGCAACATCCAATAAGGACTGTATCACTCTATATGTAGACTATGGTAATTTAGAAAAGTCGACATTTCAAGAATGTATCAAATCATCAGAAACTAAAGCTATCGATCTACTAGTAAACAATAACTTCACTTTGCAGGGCACTGACAAATATGGGACGGCAGTCCTATGTCGTCTAAATGGTCTGCCTAAAGAAGAAGAATGTAAGGATATGCCATCAGAGAATGCATACTGGGCAATTCTAGTAAAGGAGGACCAAATACTTTTTGAAGATTATGTCTGGGCACAAGTTGGGATTAATGAATTGATCCTATCTCCTGGAGATTCTCTTGCACTAGTATTTGCAACTAATGGAACTGTTAATTTCCCAGAGTAGGATCTCTATAAAATCCAAAGTGTTAGCATTAGCTATCCATATATCTATGTTAGTTTCAGCAAATGAATTATCATCTTACATAATGAGATTCTATAATGGACATTATGGACTATTTGATAATCTAAATATATTGTAGTTGACTAGAATATTATAAAGTTATATAATACATCAATGGCTGCAAATCGAATTGTAAAATGTGATAAATGTGGGCGGGAGATCGAAGTAAGATCTGGATTTGCTCATATGACATTAACTAATCATCAGAAAAGCTGTAAGTAGAAAAAAAATATTTTTTAACATTTTGTTAAATCTAATATTGTAGTCGACTAGGATTAATATGAATATCAAATGTGATTTCTGTGATAATCAAAAGTATGTTGAAAGATTAAACAGTAAAGGTGTGCTAGAGAATTACTGTGTAAATTGTATTGATAAATTAAAAAGGCGGGAAAGCTAGAAAACTCTCTTGCTATAATTAAGCTATATGAGACACTCTTGTAGGTATTACCTAGGATGAAGTCTGAAAAGCTCTCTATAGCCAAGCAGAAGGCTCATTTGGCCACATATATCAGAGACCTTAAAGAAAAATCTCCTTGTAGAGACTGTGGGAAGTTTTATCCATACTATGTCATGGATTTTGACCACGTCCGTGGCAAGAAGCATGCAAATGTTATGGAACTTATTCCCACATTGTCTAAGAAGAAGATAGATGAAGAAATAGCTAAATGTGAGATCGTATGTAGTAATTGTCATCGTATTAGGACACATATGAGACGTATAGCTAAAAAGAGTAAATAGTCTCTTCTATCGCCGCCGTCGCACTTTTTCGGACTCACTTTTCAATTCGCACTTTATTTAGTATACTTATAATATAATGGAACATAGCTCAGAGGCAGAGCGGGAAGCTGTTAACTTCTAGGTCCCAGGTTCGACCCCTGGTGTTCCAGCAAACTCTTCGTAGCTCAGAGGACAGAGCATTCGGTTTCTACCCGACTGGCCGCAGGTTCGACTCCTGCCGAGGAGACTCATAAAAAGGACAAAACCCAATCAGAGGCGGATCCGATTGGGTTCTGCTGATCTTGCGATCATGTACTGGGAGCAAATTTTGGTGGGATGCTACAACCAGTACATATAGAGTATAAAATATTTAAAATTCAAAGTCAAGCATTTTTTAGTCCCAGAGACTACTTTGGTTTGGATCGAATCTCCAGGTCTTCTCTTTATACTTAACGTCTTCAGTTATGTCGTATAGGATATCCATTAGCATCTTGCATTCATCGTGTTTCCAGGTTAGGTTACATTGTCCATCTTCTACGTTTAAGCACTTATTGAGATAGGACTCTATCTTTTCCGCCATCCATTTTAAAGAGGCTGTGGCATAGACAACATCCTGATAGTTGTCCTTATGTGCTGTGTTCATAGCACGGGTTATTTGATCAACGTATAGTTTCTTCATTATCTTCTGATGGGGTAAATGATGGTGTTGGCCCAAGCAGGTATCCTTGATTATGGTATTCAATCATTTTAGATACATCTTCTGGCCCCACCAGCTTATTTGCAATAATTGTAAGCAGGTCATAAATTCTGTGTAGCATAATATAATTAACCATTGGTAGGTTATCTTCTAAATTTTGTGGCTGTTCGTTATTTTCCGTCATCTGATGGTCTTCCTAAATCTTCCCAAAACTTTTCTCGCCCCATGGCGTCAGTTTCTTTTATTGTTCCGCCGTTAGTTTGAATTTCTGTCCACAGATTCTTTGAGTTGTCCATAAAATTCCAATCCCATATTGTTTTTATACTGACAAGATAAACAGTATAGATAAATTATACCTTCATTTGTTTCATTGCACATTAAAGGGCCCTGATCCATAGGACATTCAAGTCTAGGAACAAGGCCCTTCTCTGCTAGAAGTAGGTATTTAGACACATATTGTATCTTCATAAACCTACCCTTCTAATTTTTGAATTCTGCTAAGAACTCTTTGTATCTTGCCCCATTCAGGGAAGACCATGATGACCAATCAGTCCCGCCTTTAGTCATATAATACGTTATCTCTGCGTTAATTACTGGGTCAAACAATAAAATGTTTGACTTTAGATCAAATTTTTCTTTACGATCAATGCCGAGTTCACCCAACATATTAATCTGAAAAATTCCGTAGGAACTGTCTCCAGTTTTCCTGTTACCATTGTAAGCCATAGGTCTTGAATTAGACTCTGCCTTAACAATAGCCCAAGCCTGTTTAAGGGCTTTTCCTTCAAAGCCAACAGCTGATAGGAGTTCTTTTAGTTCTCCGTCTGTAAGCATCTCAGAAGGCTTGTACACAGTAGTGCTGTACTTCTCTAAGGTTTCTTTCTTTAGTTGTACTGTTGATTTCACAGGTGTTTCCACCTGCAATGCTTGAGTTACTGTTGGTCCAGGCTGGACAGTAAATAAGAATAATGTTATCATTCCTATATACGACCAGTTATGAGCAACATCGCTCAAACGTTGTTTGATATTCTCCATTGGCATTTCCTCCTTTAGAGATAACGAACTATAATAATAACATTACTTGGCAGTAGGTGTCAAGCTAGTCAACCAGAAAATATTATGCATTTATCTTATTATACGATACGAGCAGGGCTAAACCCAGCAGTGGGCTTTGGTTATGCTGGCATGCATATAATTAAATCATTACAAGAATTAGGACATAAAGTAGATTTTGCAAACCCTAAAGCTCAACTACAATTAAACTTTACACAGCCACATCATTATAAATTACATAAAAATCAATATCAGATTGGTTATACACCATGGGAATCTACTAAAATTCGTGATGAGTGGCGGGAAAGAATGAATCTTTGTGATGAAGTATGGGCAACATCTGATTGGGTGGCAAATGTGTATAAAGATAATGGGATTGAATCTCCAATTAAAGTTTATCCACATGGAATAGAATCTATTTGGTCACCACATAAAAGAGTTGTTCAAAAAGATAGACCATTAAAGTTTTTGCATGTTGGAGAGCCCTCTCCAAGAAAAGATGGACAACTAGTTACAGATACATTTATAAAGTTATTTGGAAATAATCCAGAATATCAACTTACTTTAAAATGTCATGGATCTTCAACTGTAAGAATATATAATAAAAATAAAGAACTAGTTTCTCCAGATACCGTATATTCAAATATTAAAATTATAAAAGAAGAGTACCCAGTTGAACAACTGGTAAGTCTTTATCATAGCCACCACGTTCTTGTGTATCCGACATGGGGAGAAGGTTTTGGCTTTATTCCATTACAGGGACTTGCGACAGGCATGCCAGTAATATCAACTTATGATTGGGCACATTATTCTGATTACTTAGGACCCCTAAAGTTGAAGTCAAGACTTACTGATGCAGAAAAAGAAGGTGTTCCAAAAGCTGTAGGAGATTCACACTTAGGTTCTTTTTATAAACCAGACCCAATTCATTTAGAAGATCAAATGGTTTATGCTGCATTAAACTTTAAAGCTTTATCTGGATATTACTTTGCCCAGTCAACTAGAATTCATGAAGAATATAATTGGATTAAGTTGACCAAGAATGCCTTTAGTCATTTAGAAGAAAAATTTAACTAACCCCTTCCCCTTTAGATTAAAGTTTGGTAGAATTATACTACAACTCAAAAATCATATAACCGCAGGGCGGAGAAAAGGTGTTATTTAAAAATGTCAAGAACTATTGAAAACCCATACGAA